GTCGTCGTAGTACGGCGACCGCAGCCACCAGACCGCCGCCGTTCCGGTGGCGGAATGTTTATTGGCAACTTTGCTGTTACCCGCTTTGAAGTAATCGTACTGTGCCTGATAGTTCGGCTCCGCATCATTACAATACTGGTGCGTTGCAAAAACCTCATACTCGGACAGCAGGAACAGATAATCCGTGGTAGAGGACACATTGCTGGCGGTATTGCCGCCGCCCTTATTATCCGTATACTTTGTGCAGGACTTCATCACTGCCCGCAGATCAGAGGGAAGTGCGGCCATCAGCGTGTTCGCGGTCGGGCTGGTGGGAGAGCTTGCGCTCCCCAGTACCTTGCTTCGCATCTGACTGCTTCCCCAGCCGCCAGAGTTCGTGTTGCTGGTGTTCATCGTGAATGCGCCAGACGTGGAAGTCGTGCTGCCGTAGCTACTATCCACCAGCCCAACAAACTTGCCGCTGATC